AATAAATACACCTCTAATAGCTGAAGCAGCGTTAGCAGCGTTAATACCACCACGAGTAGCTAAATCATTTAAGTATCTAAAGTCAGACTTGTAGAAGTCGTAAGAACCTCTTCTGAAACCAGAAAAACCTAAGTTTAAAGCCATATCTTCGTCGTTGTCAAATACTCCGTAAGAAGTACCACCAGCTCCGTAAGAGTTCATTGAAGCAAGCATATCGTCGATAGCTAAAGAAGAAGCTCTGTTAACAAATAACATGTACTCTTCAATTGCACCTTGCTTATCAAACTCAGCTAGAATAGAGTCAAACTCAGCTAAATCAGTAGCAGCGTTAACACCTGAAATACCAGAAGTAACGTTACCTCTATCTTGTATTGCATCAAACAAACCTTGAGTACCAACACTATCTCCATCAGCTCTTAAATAAGCATCAACAGCGTTACCACTTCCAGCAGTCTCACCTTTAACAGATTCAAGCATAGACATTTCAACGTAATCATTGAAACGAGCACGAGTATCAGACTCAGCTTTTACATACCATAAGTAACCAGAAGCTCCACCTTCAGAAGAAACTTCAACCCAACCAATACGAGATGCATCAGATCCTGATACTTCGTAGTAGTCTTTCATGATAATAGGTTTGTTACTAAAAGTTTTAAACTGTGGCTCGTTAGCTACGTGTCTTTCAGCAGCAGCTGCACCAGCACCAGTGTAGTAAGCAGTACCTTTACCGTACTCAGAACCGTAAACTAAAATAGTTGTACCGTAATCAGTATTAGCGACAGCTATATTACTTCCGTCATATGCAGCCACAGTTATATCAGCATCTCTAGTACCACCTACAGCAGTAACAATAGCTTTTGTAACGCCAGCAGAGTTGGCAACGATTACAGTATCGTTAACTCTAATACCAGGCTTAACGTTTATTTCTTTATCACCAGCAGATGTTGTATCATTACCATCTATATCTGACTGTATAGTTATAATATTTTGCGTGTCAATAGCTCCTTTGTAAGAAAGGTGCAATCTACCTTGTTCAGACCAAATAACTTGATCTGCAGTCATTGCTTCTTCAGCTCCGACTTGCTCTAAGAAACCTGAAATAGTTCTCGGTCCGAAAACTTCAGCTTCTTTTTCCATTAAATCTGGAACGTATTGTTGACCCCATCCGCCAGCGCCGGATAAGTCTAAGTAATTTGTAGCTAGCGCTTGCTGCTTTGGAGCAGGTACACTATTCAAATTAAGTCCGTTTTCAATTGCCATTTTGTAAAATTTTTAAATTAGCGTTTATTTTTAATTTTAAATTTAAGCGATCTTGAATCATCTCCTAAAACCCTAACTTTTAAACCTCCAGCTGTAACCTCACCGTGAGACGACCTCGCCTCAGTGTTAACGTTTTTAGCTTCTGCAACGCTTTGCTTTACAGCATCAGCTTTGCCTTGTTCATAAAAGTGTTTAGCTATAGCATCTGGATTCATAGCCGCAAACAGAGATTTATGATAACCCGCAGCGTCTTTAATAGATTTATCCTCGCCAATAAACTTATTGACAAAATTATTTAAGTCGCTTTGAGATGTCTTAACCTCATCTATATTCTTGACATTGTACCTATACTTCTTGTCTCCAACGTTGAAATCAAAACCTTTGAACTCATTATTGAAAACCGCATCTGTTCTCTGTCTGAATTTTCTTTTATTATCTTCTGTAGCCTTTGCTTGAGCTTCAGTGTCTTTATTATATCTATTAAAGAAGTCCACTGCTTTTTGTTGTTCAGCAGTTAGTTTACTACCAGCCTTTATTTCTTCGTAGTAAGTAGCCTTTTGTTTTTCTAAATACTTACGAGCTTTAGCAGCTTCTTCTTTTAATTTTATTTTCTTTCTCTTTATATCTTTAGGATCATCAAGTTCTTCATCAAAGCTAAAAGTTTCTTCTAATAGAAAACTTCTTTCGTCCGTAGATAAATGAGGTTTAGTTTGTTTGTAATACTCGTCAAGAACATCTGTAGTGTCTAGCTTGCTAATGTCAGTGTTTAATCTAACATAATCTTCTAAGTTACCACCAGTCTCATCCATGAAGTCAATTAACTTCTGTATATTCTCTGGTAGTGGTTTACCAGTGGCCTCTGCTTCTGCTACAGCTTCTTCAACAGCATCTTCAACTTGCTCAACTTCTTGCTTGACCTCTTCTTCAGTTACCTCTTCTAATACTGGTGCTTCTGCTTCTTGTACTTCTCCTTGCGGTTGTACTTCTTCTTGTTCTTGTGGGGTGTCGGTGTTTTCATCGCTTCCCACCACTCCTGCTGGGTCAGCTGTTGTTTCTTCAGTTTCATTAGTTACTTCTTTAGTTTCTTGGGTTGGTGGGTTATCTAAGTCTACTTTATAGACTTCTGGTTCTTGATTACCTAAATTTACTTTAGTTATTTCCATAATAAAATTTTATAAAATATTAAAAAATAGTGAATTAGAATTTATCTAACCCTGCTTCACCTGTTACTATATCATTACCTGATGACTCGAATTTTTTAACGGATTCGCCCTCTTTTGTTTGTTGCAGCCTACTATTAAGTTCAAATTCAAGTTGCATTAACTCTTTCTTGGCTTGTATCTCTTGCTGTAAGTATCTAGACTTAAACTCTGCTTTCTGTTGTTCTAGCTGAATATCTATTTGAGCTTTAGCTTGATTCTTTTGTATCTCAGCTTGAGCTGCTGCTTGTTGAGCTTCTTGATTAGCCTGTGACTGAGCTTGTATATTCTGCTGCTGAATCTGTTGATCTTTTTCTTGCTTCTTTCTACGTTTAACCTTCAGTAGTTGATTAGCCAATTTAATATTTCTAACTTCACGAAGATCAATAGCATCGTCTAAATCTATCAACCCTTGGCTAAGTGCCACCTGTATATTGTTCTCAAGCATTGCTTTCTCCTCCTCGTCAGGCATAAGCTCAATGAATATACCGAAGTCGTATAAGTGTAAACCTTTTAATTCCTCTAACGTAGCTACATTGTGAGAACCTATAGCTCTAACGAAAGCATCTCTAGTCGGAGAATACTCTAGTATGTCAGATATTCTAAGAGATAAACACTCAGCATTCTCAGCAGTTAGATATAACATAGACTGTAGTATGTGCCTTGTAGCTGTATTACTATTAGCCGCCGCTAACTTTTGAACACCTACTAAAGCGTTCTTATCTGGCATACTACCATCACGAGCCTCGTTAAGACCGGTGACATCACGTATCATTTGTAGATAGTAATTGTAAGTGGTTATTAAACTTTGTAGTTTATTACCACCACTACCATTTTGTATTTGTTGTATTGGTACTTTACCAGGATTCATATCACCTTCAGAAGTAAACGATCTACCAATAACCGAACCTGTTTGGAAGAACATGTTTAAAGCTTCTTGTGGATTGTAGTTTGTACCATTACCCAAATCTATTTCAGCTAAACCATCAGCATCTAAATAAACACCATCAGGTACCATGCGATTCATAACCTGTTGTATTTTTAAATGCGTTAACTGTATAGTATCAGCAAACCCAGTTATTCTACTAACAAGTGACTGTATTCTACCTTCATAAACTCTAGGTGCTACGATGTTATAGTTCATCTTAACTTTACCGAAGTCAGACTTACTACGCATCATGTTAGGTGACATTTGCCATCTAAGTAGTTTGTTAGTACCTAAAACGTAAACACCTTCGTACATTACTTCAATAACCTCATCTAGTCTACTGAAGTCACCCTCCATATCTTGAGGCGGGTTGAACGTGTCATCTTTCTTTATTACTTTTTCAGCACCAGTACCAGTAGTCTTTAGCTTGTAAACGTTGTTAGCATGAGTCTTGTAATTAAAATACAATACATGAACTTCGTTTCTATCTTTATTGTGTTTAGATTCTACTAATGTTCTTGAGTTATCAACTATCTCTTTAATTTCCTCGTCCATTAGATTAGGAAACTCTTTTACTAGTTCATTTATAGGTATACACTTTACTTCACCTACATAGTATATATCATCAAAGTACGGCGAGTCAGTGTAAGAATAAACTAAGTTAGCTGGATCTACATATTCAACTTTAGCTCCATCACTGTAATTAAAGTTAGTTTTAGTAGCACCTATACCTATAGTAACTAAGTCATATAAACATCTACGTTTTATTAAATCGTAGTTA